AAAATAATGGGGTTTATAATACTATGAATGCTTATAAATTAAATGTTGAAGGTCTCCATAAAATATTTGGTGAAGTTAATTTACCAAAATTTGATTGTCGTGATTTGTATCAAATATTTTCGTACTTTGTTTTTAAAAATTTAGTTCAGACTGAATTTGAAATTAAAAAAAATGGATCAATTAGTTTTTATACTGACAGTTTTTCTGGTACTAATTTTTTTAGAAGAAAATTCAAAGATTCAACTATGATTGATGGCTATGCAACACCTTACTTTGATGGTAATTGTAATTTACCTTTGGATGCAGATTTTTACGTATATAATATTAACGATGATGAAGAACCAGATGAAGTTGATATTGTGGGTGAGTATCAAGAATCTGTTAAACTACCAAAACAATGGAACTCATTTATGGAAATAAAAAACTGGCTTGAAAATGACTATGTTAAAATTTTAATTGATTATACAAATAATGTTTATGATAAACTGGGTGACTATCGTGATTAAATAATGAAAATAATAATAACAGAAAATCAAAAAAAATTACAACATATTTACCGAAGAATTGGTGAGATTGAAGATATATTTAATGAATATGAGGAACTTTTTACACGTACCGCTAAAACATTAAATAAAGATGGTTTTATTCACGCGGTAGCAATGTTTATTAGTGATATTATTGCTGGAGGGTTAGAAGAAAAAGGTGCTGATTTTGATTATGTTACATTTAGAAATCAAATTAAAGTATTTATTGGTTATCATTTTTATCAAGAATTAGTTGATTTTTATAATAAACATAAAAAACAATTAACAGAATCTGAAAATGAAAAAATATTTAATGAACTCCCAATATCCCTTAGAAGAAGATTAACTACGGATGATTTGGAATACCTTGATAGTGAATTAACACATTATATTTTATCAACACCACCGGTAAATAATTTTGAAGCTTTTTGTAGTTACGTTATTGGTGATCTTCTTCACGAATTTATTATGGCTAGAAAGGGTGATGAGATTGAGACCGAAGAAGACCCGGATTATGGTGTTGTTTATAATGAAAAAAGTAGAAATAAGGTTTTGGATATGTATTGGGATTTAAAACCAATTCTTGAGAAAAAATATAAGGATAGATTATATAAAGCTTGGGAAAGAAAAAAAACAATTGCTTTGTAAAATAAAATAATTTTATTATCTTTGTAATCAAATAGAGATAATAATGCAGGCAAAACAAGAAAAATCAATTAGAGAAATAGCAATACAAGAAAAAGAAAACGTTGTTAAACACGTAAACGATTTTATTTCAAAACAAAAAAACATTGAGAATCATTACGATAAATTTTTTGTTGAAATTTCAAAAGTTTCAAATGATTTCCAACTCACAAAAAATAAAAGAACTTACTCCAGAGAAGTTAAGTATAGACACGTCAATGGAAAATATATTACAATTGGTGATGTAACAGAAGAATACAACGAATGTTCTATTTCATATGTTGGTAAATTACCAGATAATACTAGACTACCATTTAATATTTCTGTTGAAGAACATATAATATATGGTAGAGGGTATTGGAGTAGTAGAAGAAATGAAGGTCTTAAATTAACATTAAGAATTAATTACGATAACCCAATTTACTATAAAACAGGTAAAGGTCTTGTAAAAAAAATAACAGAAAAGATTAATTCAATTTGGGCTATTCATAATGATCAACTTATTGCTGAAGATAAACGTAACTTAGCAATTAAAAATTTATCTGAAAAATTTAAAGGTTGTAACATATTAAATAGCGATTCAGTTATGATTTATTTTTCATTTAAAAATAGTGTTCGAGTTAAATTGTATTATACATCGGATCTTGAAACCGGTAATGTTGTATTTAGACTTTCTAATATAGATTTTGGTGGTGCAATTAAAAATGACGAGACATTAACGGAACTAATTAATTTTTCTAGTAATATCTAATTTTTTAATGTTTTGTTATATTTATAAATAAAAAATATTATGAAAAAATTTATAATTTTAGAATCCGAAAAAATCAGAATATTGGAAATGCACAAGTCAAGAAGCTCAAGACAGTATTTAAAAGAAAATGATGATAATGTGGTAAAATGTGTTGCAGAAGCTTTTGGACTTACAACTATGGATATATTAAACTTAGCACCTTGTGCTACATTTGATTTGAGCAAATGTGTCGAAGCTATAAAAAATCTTGACGCTGTTAAATGTGATAGTGTATTTGATTTTAGTTGTGTTACTGAATTAGCAAAAAAATCAACTAAGGCGTTAGCTTGTGCTACAGGATTTGGTGGTGATAGTAGTAAAAATTCTGGTATAAGTTTACCAGGATTTGGTGGTGGTATGATAGATATTAAATAATGGTAATTTTACTTTTTAAAACCCCATCTTTAATAGGTGGGGTTTTTTATTTTGTATAGTATTTATTTTATATGGGAAATAAAACTCAAGATATTAGTTTTCTAAGAAGAAGAGAAGCAATAATAGATTTGATTGATAATGGTATTGATGTTATTCGTAATGATACTGATGTATGTGATTATACCTTTTCAGAATTTCTTACTGAAGTTTGTTGGCAAGTATCAGATAATTCAGATAAGATGGGAATTGAACTTAATAGTAATAAGATAGATTTAATACATAGTTGGGTTAGAAGGAATTTTTCTCAATACATCAAAGATGAGTATCTTAAATTAATTGATAGTGAAGGATGTAACGATTATGACGAAGATGATATTGATGATGATTACTTATCCGGATTTTTATATGGTGTAGATAACAATCAATAACTTGTAGTATTTATTAATATGAAAAAAGAAGAAACAAAACCAAGAAATAGAAAAAACTTGTCAAAGAAACTTAAATTAATTAAGAAAAATACCGAGTTAATTCAAAAATATATCGATGAATTAAAAAAATAAATTATGGGAAGAAAAATAGTAGTAACAGAATCTCAATTAAAAAAATTGATTGAAAAAATTAACGAGGAAGCAGCTGGTTATGACGACTTTTATATTATGAATCAACACGGTGGAAAATCAATGGCCTTATTAGTCGACACGTTGAATGATTTAGTACAGGTGTTTAAAGGTATATCAGCAATGTTAAATTCTGATAATATCGAATATGTTGATTTAAGAGAAAATTTAATGGCAGCCGTTGATTTAATTACCGAAATTAATGATGTTATGCGAATTGTTTTTAAAGATTTTACAGATAAAGATGTTATTAAGTCTGGTGAAATTATGCACAGAAAACTTGAGTCATACCAAGAAAAAATAAGAATGATGGTAAATATGGGTGAAGAGTTATTATCTAAAGAAAATTTATTAAATAAACTTGAATCTATGACAGAAAATGTTGGGAATAGCATGGCGGAATATGCAATTAAATTACGTGGTGCCGATAAAACATTTAAAAGAAGATTAACAAAAGGTAGAGATCAAAGAAATCCAGATTTTAATTAATTTTTTTTTGATTTATTAATGTATTTATAAATAAAATAAGATATTATGAATAGAAGTTATAGTAAAATTAGATCGATGCAATATTTAAATTTGATTGCAGAATCTAGATATTTAGAAAAGAAAAAATCATCACGATTATTAAAAGAAGCAGTGTCTGATTTTCCATTTTGTGTTAGAAATGCTGCTGGTGGAAAAGTAGAAAAGTGGAGTGATGGTTCAGAATTCATTAAAGTACCAAATGGTGCTGGAAAAGGAAAGAATTATTATTGGGATCACGATAGAAGAGTTTATATATACGATGATAATTTGAAAGCAGACGATGGGAGCATTGGAGGATATGGAACTTTTCCAGATGGATCGAAAGTCCGTAAATACCATTGTAAATGTGTTAATGGAAAATGTACAGTACAATCATATCCAGATAATGAAGAAGATAGACCTGATGAATGTGATGAAAAAAAGGTTTGTAATACTCAACAAGGAAATCAACAAGGAAATCAACAAGGAACAACACCAGGAGGTCAAACCGGTGGAGATTGTAGTAAAGGACCAATGGATCTTGTAGTTAGTATGGGATTAAATTGGAAAGAAACAAGACAAAAATGGATTGACGCCAAATGTAATGGAACAACACCTTGTATTTTAGGTGATGCAACAACAAACATAAATCTTAGAAATGCGATTTGTAAAGGTACTTGGGACCCTAAAACTGGTGGAAGTCAGGGAACTGTACCGGGAACTGAACAAAAACCTGGAGATCAAGGAACTGTACCGGGAACTGAACAAAAACCTGGAGATCAAGGAACTGTACCTGGAAATCAACAGGGAGATGATAAAAAATATTCTGAAGAATATATAGTACCAACATTTGGTCAAACGCCTAAAGCTGATTAAAAATATATAGTTATGAGTTATTATTTAAAAAATTTATTAAATGAGTCTGAAAAAAGACGAATTCTAAATCTTCACGAAAATCGTAAACAATATGAGTGGAGAGGTTTAATTATGGAAGCAACACAAGAAGAAGCTGAAGCTTTTTTTGCAAAGAGAAAAACAAAAATGAAAAATTTTCCACCAAATGGAACTGTTATTGATTTTGACGGAAAAGGTAATTTTGCATACCAGATAACTGGTAATGATGGTAAACCTATGTATTTATTTGCTGATGGTACGGCAAAAGATTCTACCGGACAAACCGCAACAAATAGATGGTATGGTCAATTAAGTCCAGACGAAGTTGCTTTGGATAAAATGCCAACATTAAAACCAACAGAAATCCAAACTAAAACAAGTCCAGATGCTTTTGTATCAACACCTACTGTTTCTGGCTCAGGACCTCAAGGTATGATGACAGGTCGAGAAATTAAACAAGGTAGAAGACAATTAAAAAAAGTATTTAAAGCCGCAAGAAGACAATTAAAAAAAGAAAATAGAAAAAATATACAAAATTGTTTAACATATTTTAAACAATGGGAATCAGATTATAATCAAAAGGATGAAAAATTCCAAGTAATTGTTAACGAAAAATTATTGGATAATAATGGTAACCCAACCGACAAGGATAACCCAAAACATAAATCTTATGTAAACTTTTTAAGTTCTTGTTGTGAGATTTTAAATGCGAATGGGAAACAACCAGCACTTGTAGGACTTTGTTCTACTAATGGTGTAGAACCAGAAACCGCATTAGGTTCTGGACCAACAAACCCAACAGCAAATAACCCAGTTTCTGGAGCACCAGCCGCTGGTACTGAAGTTACTGGAGCAATACCACCAAGTAACTCAATTGGAAATACACCGGTTGGTACTGGTATGCCAACACAAGGTGCCACAACAAATACAACACAAGGTCGTACTACTAGAAGTAGAGAAGATCAAGAAATGATAGATCAAGGATTAGGTCAATAAAAAAAAAGGGAGTTTAAAACTCCCTTTTTTTTTACTTAACTTCTAATAATTCTAAATCAAATATTAGGTTTTTACCGGCCAAAGGATGGTTAGCATCTAATAACACAACATCATCTTTAACCTCAACAACTTTAACAATCATAGGACCAGTTGGGCCAAATGTTTGTAACATAGCACCAGCCTCAACACCTTCTGGTACTTTATCTTTTGATACTTCAGCAATTAAACTTTCATTGTAATCACCATAAGCTTCAGTGGATGGAATTTCAACAGTTTTTTTATCACCAACTTCCATATCAATCAAACCATTTTCAAAACCAGGAATTAATTGTCCTTTACCAAGTTCTGCTGTTAAGGGTTCTCTACCCTCATTTAATGAAGAATCAAAAATTGACCCATCTTCTAATTTACCTGTGTAGTTTACAGTCACAGTACTGTTTACATTAACTTTTGACATAATTTAAATTTTTTAAAAACTTAAATGAAAAAAAATTAAATGTAAAATAAAAACCAAATTAAAATATTAATTATAGTTGTTATTATTTGACACCAAATTAAAAAAGAAAACATTTTAAATATAATACCGGGTTTTTTAAAAAGTAAAAAATCTAATATAAAATTTTTCATATTTATAAACTATTTATGTTATATGAAAAATATAGTAATTGAAAATTTAAATTCAAAATCTTTAATTGATGATATCGTAAAATTTTTAACATTAGGTATTGATATTTCTGTTGATGATAAAATTGATGAACCAGAAAATGGTGAGAAAATTAATGATAATAAATTACCTCCGGATGTTGAAGCCGCAATTAATAAGTTAAAGAAAACATACAATTTAAATATAACACAAAATCATATTGATAAAGAATTTAAACAAGAAGGTGAAACAAGAAAAGACGCTGGAGGAGTAAATATTGAGGCACAATCTGAAGTACTTAAATTAATTAAAGATTGTAAAACGGCAAATCCAAGCGTTAATTATCCGGCAAATATTGTTTCTAGTTATAGGAGTTATAGTCAACAAATATCTAATTTTGGAACTAAAGCAAAATCAAGGGGTATTGAAGATACACAAGCATCAAATACATTACCCGGTTTTAGTCAACACCACACAGGAAAAGCTTTTGATATTTTTAGCACTGAAGAAAGTTGGTGGGACGCAAATCCAAGTGTTGAGAAATGGGTTGCAAATAATGCAAAAAAATATGGGTTTGATGTTACATATAAAACACAAGGACCGGTTAGAAAACCAGAACCTTGGCATTTATATTATATTGGTTAATAAATTTTATTATGGGAAATAGACAAAGAATAAATGAATCTCTAATTAATGACTTAGTTTCTTTTTTAACTAGTTCATTATCTGATTTGACAATATCATCAAGTGATAATGTTAGTGTTGATAAACCAACAATGAGTGATGATGAAATGTATAAAAAAATTTTACAAGGAATTGGTGCTCCAGTTACAGATGAAAATATGAAATTTTTTTATGGGTGGAGACAAGCTGAGGGAGCAAAAGCGGCATTCAATCCATTTAATACAACAAAGAAAAAAGAAAAAGCATCATTTTATAATTGTTTAAAAAGAAAAGATGGTGTTTGTGTTGCTGGTGTTAGAAATTATAAATCACAACAAGAAGGTATTGATGCAACAATAGAAACTTTAAAATTAAGTCATTATTATGGTTGTATAACTGATGGTTTAAAAAATAATATTGGAGCTAAAAAAATTGCAAGAAAATGTAGACGTGAACTAAAAACTTGGGGTACCGGTGATCTTGTTGCCAAAGTACTTGATGGTAAATCGGTAAACCCACCAGATATTGCAACATCACCAGGTAAAACGGTTACTTAATCTATGATTAAATTTTTTAAATATTTAATTGTTCAGTTAATGAATAAGTACGGTTCTTTTATGTGGTTTGGAACACACGTATCTATGACGCAAACAGACTGGCATTATTTAATTGAGACTTTTTTATGTATTTTTGTCAACTTTTTAGTAATTTTTTCTTTATATTTGCAGTATATAGAAGAACAAAATGAAAAATTACAAAAAACTGATAGTACCAAATGATTCTGCATGGGATAGAAATTGGTTGTGGAGAAACTTACATTGGAGAGTACGTTACTTTATCACAGGGGTAAAAAACATATTCAAGTGGATACCAACTTTATACAAAGATAAAGATTGGGATGGTTGGTACATATACAACATCCTACAAAAAAAGATAGAGTTTCAGAGAAAAGAAATCGTCTATGCTAATCGTCACACTGATGTAGATAGAGATAACCGTGATATGACAATTGGTCTTAATTTACTTGAAAGAGTAAAAGAAGAATATTACGGTACGGAATATCTTGATTACAGTGAAACTGAATTTGATTTTATCCCTGTTGAAGATAACCCAAATTTAAAAGAAATGAAAAAGACTGTTTTAAGTGAAAACTATGATGAGTTTTTAAAAAAATATCCATCAAGCGTTAGAAAAGTATTAAAAGAAAAAGGTAACGATTTAGAAAAAGACACTCTTTGTCATTTGGTTGCAAGACATAACCAAGAAAAGGCAAGAAAATTATTATTTAAATTATTAGAACAAAAAATTGAAAGATGGTGGGATTAACGAAATTGAAAGTTTTTAAAGTAAAAGATAAAGAAACATATAATCATCTACATACGGTTTTAACCGGATGGGCATTTTTTAGAAATGAGGGTAATGATTATTATATTAAAGCCCCAGAAAATAAAACAGTAAAGAGTTTAATTGAAATGGGTTTTATTCTGGAATATCAACAGAAAAATTAACCATTATTGGTTTTTTATCGCCAACAACTGTCCACGCTTGTTTAATAATTAGAGGTGCACCGTCCCTTATCAACTCTAAATCTGTTTCAAGATCATCAATATGTAATATTGCGTTAATCATATAGTTATCTTTACTCTTAACATAAATAAGATTTGTTATTGTAATATAACTATTTTCACCAAACATATTTGTTATTCTATTTTTAAGTGCTGTGTCTAAAATCTTTTGTAGATATTTTTTTCTTTGCATATGATAAATAATAACCAAGAAATATTCATTTAACAATACTAAAACTATATCTTATCATATTTAATTAATATTTATTATTAGATGAAATATTTAGTTATCCTATTATTGTTATTTTTTAGTCTCAACACCTTTAGTCAGTGTAATGGTACACAATCTTTTACTTTAACACCACCACCAGTTGGAGGGACATATTTACCCGGACAAACTGTTACAATGTGTTACACTATGGTTGGGTACACTCAAGCTGGAACAAATTGGATTGAAGGTTTTGATTTAACATTAGGTCCTGGTTGGTCAACGGTAAATCCACAAACAGCACCGGCAAATTGTGGTGGTAATGCAACTGGAGGTCAATGGGTTTGGAAGACATCTGTAACATCAACAACAACACCAATAGTAACCGTTGGTCCAGGTTATTTCTTTGACCTAACTGTTGACGGAAATCCCGGAAATGATTTTGGTGATTCAGGATCTTGTACTTGGACATTTTGTGTAACATTAACAGTTGCAAATGTTTGTACATCACAAAGTTTATTATTACAAGTTTCAGCTGGGTCTGATGGAGTTTGGGGTAGTTATAATAGTAGTTCTTGTGATAACGTAACACCATTTACCGTTTTTAACGGAACAATAAACGTAGTCCCACTTGTTTTGGGACCAATAAACCATAATTAAACTATTATGAAAAGAATTTTATTTATTTTAATGATGATGATTTCAGGAATTTCGTTATCACAGTTATCAACAACAAACCCAGATACAGTTTGTTATCAATCAACAACATTATCAACGTATACGGTTCCTTCTATTGGGTCTGGAACATACACTTGGACTGTTACATCACCTGGTGTAATAACTACCGGTCAAGGAACTAATAGTATTTCTGTAGATTGGTCAGCAGCATCACCTGGATTAATAACAAATGGCGTGTCTGTAACATATTCTTCGCCTGCACCAGCAAACTGTCCTGCAACTCCGGTTAACTTAAACGTATTAATTTATCAAGTTATACCAACAATTACAGCAATTGGACCATTTTGTGAATCAGACCCGTGTGTAAACTTAGTTGGGACACCAGTTGGTGGTACTTGGTCTGGGACTGGTGTTGTTGGAAACCAATTTTGTCCGGATAACGTAACAAATGGTACTAATGCAACGTCAACAGTTACTTATACAGTAACATCTGGTGGGTGTACATTTACAACATCAGTCGTAGTACCAGTATATGGGACACCAACATTACAACCAATCCAACACAATTAATGAAATATTTTGTTTTTATATGGTTTTTAATAACATCATTAGTTGTTTTAGGACAACAAACGTTTGAATTATGTGTTGGTGAGACTAAAACAGTCACATATACAACAGTTTCAAGTGGGGACGGATTAAATGTATGGTCTGTAAATGGTATTACCTACATATCTGAAGACTTAATATATACTTTTAATCAAACAGGGAACTATAATATCACAGTAAAACGAGAAAATGGGCCTTGTTATGTTGAGGAAACACTACAAGTACTAGTTACAGAGTGTCCTGGGAATATTTATTGGGTCCCAAATTGCTTTACACCAGATGGAAATGAAAATAATCAACTATTTGGACCAGTTATGACTGAAGGATATGACATAAATGGGTTTGAATTCTATATTTTTAACCGTTGGGGTGAGGTTGTATGGGAATCTAACAACCCAAATGGTCGTTGGGACGGTACTTTTAACAACAAAATGTGTACAGAGGGTGTTTATATATGGAAAATGCAGTTTAATGTCTTTGGTAATGATGGAAAAATAGAAGACCACGGTCATTTAACGTTAATTCGTTAATATTCTTGACAATTTCTTTTAAAATTGTTATTATTTCTGTAAAATAATTAAATTATGACATTTATAACAATATTATTATTAATTTTAGTAATACAACTAACCATTTTTGGTGTTTTAGGATATATTTTTTGGAAAAAATTTGGTAAACATATGGTAAATATGTTTAAAATGGTTAAAAATATGGATAATTTACCTTTTAATAACCAAAAATTACCAAATTTAGATAATATTAAACAACAAATGAGTATTTTTAATGATTTAATGAAGAAAAACTATAAAAAGTAGTCATTTTCGGTATTAATCTCCTCAATTTTGACAATTTTTACGTTTTTTCCCTTATTTTTTACTGTAATTTCATACTCGTTGGGGTAAAGTATGTTATTTTTAAGCATTTCTTGTAAATCTACCTCTTTTTTAGGTATTTTTGCTGTAATTAGGTAGTATTTTTCACCACAACCGGTACAAAATGAGTGATTTGACAACAATTCTACCTTATTTTCACTAAAATGTGACCCAATTTCGTCTAAATTGATGTCTTTTTTGTCATTTACCATTAAAATTCGGTACCCAGTTAACGTTTCTGGAAGGTTTTTTACCCTATCTAGGTGCCATTTTAACTCATTTTTAACCTCTTTTTCACTATAATCCATTGATTTTAAGGCCGAAATAAGGGCTTTTTTGTCTATTATTTCACTTAAAATGGGTAATAACTTCATATATATAAATACTATAATTAACCCTTTTTCTTTACTTGTTTGATTTCTACCTCATATGGACCTGTATTTGTCTTATGATTGTCGTATTTCCAGATAATAATGCTATCCTCAAAGGTAATTGTTCTCTCAAATTTCTTATGTTCTACTGGTTTTTTAAGTTTTTTCTCACTCATAGAGTACAAATATACAAAAAATATTAAAAAATAAACCCCTCTTTATTGGAGGGGAGTAAAAAAACTACAAATAATTACTCTTTGGGTTCGGAATCATCCTCTTTAAAGAAGTTTGTAAGAAACTTTCCCACAACACCAAATATAATTGATGTGGTGATCATAGTTTTTATTTCTTCTGGAGTAAAAATTTCTTTTAAACTATCATACTGCCAGATACCACCAATTGCAATAACGGTAGCAACAGCAAGTAATGAGTCCCCAAGTCTTCTCCACTTTTTTGGTGTGGGTTTCCAATAATGTTTCATCATAGTTGTTTTTACTATAAATATCACAAAATAAAAAAGGGACAGTAGCGAATTGTCCCTTTTTGTGTTACCATAACCGGTAACGGCCCTAAAAAAAACTCTTATTGTCCTTTTGCAAGATTAATACATTGTTTTAAATATTCTTTTGCTCTTGCTGAAGGTGTAAATTCATCTTCTTTTGTTTGAAGAGCTAAAACCCTCTCAATATCCTTAACTAATTCGGTTCCATGTTCATTTTCTTTATACAGTTCAGCTATTTTATCCATAGCTTTATGACATTCACCTGTTGTTTCATCGTGATAGTTTTTATTTCTAAAACGATTTAAATGATTCATCATTTCATAAGCTAAATGTGTCCCACCATCTTTAATATCGTTTGCCCAACGAATATTATTTAAAATTCCTAATGTGTCAACCATAGAATTAACACCCATTCTTCTTTTTTTAATTCCAGGAGAATATTTTACATAATCATCAGAATTACCAACAATTTCTTCAAGTGGAATCATATTTTCCGGAATACATCTTGGTTTTGGTGGTTCCTTCTTTTTATTTTCTTTTGTTTCACCAGCAACTTGTGGTTGTTGCATTTGATTTTCTTTAAGGACTCTTTTTATAACTTTTATAAGATCACTTTCGGTTAATCTAACTCTTTTCATATGATTTTTTATTATAAATATGTTTTATTTAAATAAGTTGCAATGTATTTATAGTAATAAATATCTAAATATATCATAATGTTAGAAAATATTGTAAGAAAGGTTTTATTAGAAGAATATAAACCTAAAATGATTTTAAAAGAACAAACTGAAATTTCAGAAGAATTAAAATATCATTTGGAAAACTCAATTCCTTTAAATGAAAATGTTTTTAGAATTTATTCCGATTCTTATTTTAATTTAATAAATGAAGTTAGAGATTTATATTATTCTGGATATGTAAATCTTGAAGATGAAGACGATATTTGGTTAGTAGAATCAAACTTGGGGGAATCAGTTACATTAGATAATGGTAAAGTTGTTTGGTTGGACGCACCATTTGAAGTTCAAGAAAATTTAATGGAGGCAAAACATAGAGGAAAAAATGTTAGACTAGGAAGTCCTTTTAGAACTCCTGGTGGTCCAAAGAAATTTGCCGTATATGTTAAAACACCAGGTGGTGGTGTTAAAAAAGTTACTTTTGGAGATCCTAATTTAAGAGTGAGAAATGCGAGTAAATCTCGTGCTAAATCTTTTAGAGCAAGACACAAATGTGATCAGAAAAAAGATAGAACAACAGCGGGGTATTGGTCTTGTAATGTTTCTAGATATAGAAAAAAATTAGGTCTTAAATCATCAAGAAGTTGGTAATAGTATGACACCTTATAAAAGATTTGTAAACCCAACATACGTAAAGGTATTTAACTACTATTTAAAAACTGTTGTTGAAAAACAATTTGAACGTAAGTACCATCAAGAAATAAAATTAAAGTTATATGGTATTAGTATACAACCAAAAAATTCACGTTATAATACAATCCCGGTTGATGAGTTGACAGATCAACAAACAAAAGTTAAGTTTTTTATTGATACATATCCAAATAAAATCTCAACATCTACTTATTTAGAACAATTAATATTTCCTAAAGGTACGACTTTTCTACAGTTAAAAAACGGTAGTCTTTTTGAAAGCAATTCTAATAAGTTTATCGTTGATATTCTTTTTAATAAAAGACCATTGTATGAGTTGGATTATAAATCTGACGACTCTTTAAATGGAGAACAATTAAACGAGAGTCAATATGATTATCAGGATAGTGAGGAATATTATGAAAAATTAGATAAATTATTAAATAAATTTTTATCTAATATTGCTAAAGAAAAAGATATTCCAGATTTTTTAGGTTATAGAGCATTAACCGGTAAAAATCATTATGGTGATTTTACTGTTAAATTAACTGGTATTTTTAAAAAACCTTTTAGTCCTGAAGATTCCGATATAATTTATACAAAAAAATGGAATCTTATAACATTAATAAAAAAAATGTTTCCATTTTTAAATGATGCAACAATTTACGCTGGTAGTACATCAACATTAGATAATTATGAACGTAATTTGGATTTGGAAAAACTATATCTCAATAGAAAAGTAAAAGACGATGATAAGGATGATGAATTACCATTTTTACAAGAAGAAAAAAATGGTGTCAAAACAAGATTATTTAAAGAAAGTACCGACAATCACGAATTAAAATGGCACTTTGATAAAACAGATAGAAAAGTTAAAGTTGTAAAATCAAATGGTTGGGAATTACAAATTGACAATCAATTACCAATTAAATTAAACGAAGGTGATGTTATAACAATACCAAAAGGTATTTATCATAGAGTAATTAAAGGTACTGGTGACTTAATTGTAAAAATTAAAGAATATTAAAATGTCTAAAAGATTTATTATAACAGAGGGTGAAAGAAACCATATAAAAAAACTTTATGGTTTGATAACCGAACAAGAAAATACAAATGGTTGTACTTTTAGTGATGTTTATAAAAATACTTTAAGTGACTATAATGGGATAATGTCTAAATATGATAATGACGTTAATAAAGTTTCCGAAGCTTTAACAGTTAAAGCAAAAGAAATATTACAGAATGTAAAAAATAAAGATCAAAATGAAAATCTTGAGATTAGGTCTGCTTGTCAAGTTGCTTTAAATACTATAAGACCAAATTACCAAGATAAACCTTGGTTAATAATAGACCAGGTTAAAAATACGGTATATTTTTTTGATAATGGTGGAACATATTTAACCGGTACTTTAGCGATTATGGGAAAAGACAAACCAACTAAAGAATTTGAAGATTGGTCAAAAATGTCTTACGATGAGAGGGTTAAATCTGGACTTGGGGACCCAATATCAAGAGAAGGTGGTAGGTTTGCACCAAGTGGTACGTTTAACGCCGGACCAGGACAAACATATAAACAATATACGGGCGCTGGAACACCAGAAGACCCAAAAAAAAATCTTTGGTCTTTTTTTGATGACTCTGGTAAAGAATTAGTTCCAGCAATACACGGAGTTAAAGACACTAAAGAAAGAATTGATGCTTTTAAGTGTGTAAATGGTACAACACTTACCAAAGATACTAATTTAGATTTATCTAGTGGTTGTATAAATTTACCAACAAGTTTTTTAGATAAATTAGATAACATGGGAATCGATATATCCAAATATAGAATTTTTAGTTTAGGTGATAAAGACTACTTAGTTAAAAATTCATCAAATGTTGACGATTCAAATATTACGTCCGCGTAACGTATTTAATAGTGTTTAAGCAAGATAAATTACTAGGATTTCCACCAGCATAAGAAATTGCACTTTGTAACGATTCCTCAACTTCTGTTAACTTATCAAAAATAGATTGATTTTTATACTGGATTAATTTTTTAATACCTTCAACTCTATTAGTTTTTCCGGATTGTGAAGACGAAGCACTACCCCAAAATTCTTTATACTTTTTAGAACCTTCCTCAACCAAATTACCAGGTGACTCCTTATATCCGGCAAACATTCCACCAACCATAACCATTGACGCACCTAAAACTAAACTTTTAACAATATCACAATGTTCCTTTATAGACCCATCGGCAATGATTGGAACCTTTGATACTTTAGCACATTTTTTTATCATACTAGCCTGCCATCCACGATTACCAAACCCGGTTGAGTGATATGTCGTACAAGCAGACCCACCACCAATACCACATTTAATTGCATCACAACCCCATTCTGTTAAATCTTCCACAGCATTCGGAGTACAAACATTCCCACCGATTAAAAATACATCTGACATTCTATTTTTAATATATTTAACCATTTTTTTCATCTTAATACAATGACCGTGTGCAATATCAATTGTAATAAAATCCGGGATTAAATCTTTTGCTACCAAATTATCAATTAATTCATAAGAATCATCATTTACACCAACAGAAATTGATGACACCAAATTTAATGTTTTCATAGTCTCAACAAATAAAACCTCATCAATGTCAAATCTATGTAAAATATAAAAGTATCCGTTCTTAGCTAATTCTATTGCCAACTTAACATCAACTATACTTTCCATATTAGCCGGAACAACTGGTAATTTAAATGTGTGATTACCAAACTTACAACTTGTGTCACAATCAGACCTGCTTTCAACATAACTAAAATTTGGTAGTAACGTTATGTTGTCAAAATCAAATATTTTCTTCATTTTTTCTATTTTCAATAATTTTATTAATTCTATTTCTACCCTTTTCGCCAATTGGTATTGGGTTTCCTTCTTCATCTATGTGGACAAATTTTATATGTGTTTTTAAAACAATTGCTTGTTTTCCAGTATAAACATTATGAGCCCTAGCTTCCATATATAAAGTAACTGAACTATTACCAACAAAAGTTGGGTAACCATATATTTTTAATAACTGTCCCTCTCTTGCCGGTTTTTCAAAGTTACATTTATCAATTGATACTGTAACCATTCTTGGTGTATCACATAACTGCATTGCGTAACCAGCGGCCGAAGCATCAATCCAAGCGAGTAGTTTACCACCAAATAGATTACCGTGGAATCCTAAGTCCGATTTTTTAATTGGGTGTGAATTTAATAATTCCATAAACTTTATTTTTAAAAAAAATAGACAATATTAAAATTACAGTCAAGATGAATATTTATTATTATGAATTATAGAGAACTATTACTTGAGGATGGTAGAAGAAGAGAAATAATTAGAACCGTTGTTAGAGATATTATTAAAGTTTATAAGGAAGAAGACGATGGTGAATTTTATTTACCAAATTATATTGATGATGAAAAAGATTTTTATGAATTTAATAATTTTGGGAGTGAATTTATTGTTGAGTTAGTATTACAACCAAATGAAAACATTGAATCATTTAAAGTTGATGGTAATTTCTACAAAGATGATGATATAATTGAACTTATTTTAGAATATAACCCAAGTAATAAAACAAAAATAACTTATGATTTAATTGGTGAATTAAATGAGGTTATTGCACACGAAATAAGACACATCGATCAAAGAGATAAAGGAACTCATGATTTAAGTGGTCCAGAAGAAAAAGACCCATATAAATACTACACACAACCACACGAAATCGACGCCCAGGTTTTTGGGTTTAAAAGACTTTCAAAAATCACAAAAACACCATTTGATGTTGTTGTAAAAAGATGGTTTAATACACATAAAGATGTTCATAAATTAAATGATAAAGAAGTAATAGATGTTATGTCTAAAATTTTAAATAATAGATAAATGAGAGGATTACCAGAAAAATATTACCCAAAGATTGAAACAATAAAAAGAGCAATATTAATTAGATCTGGTCTTTTGTCTGAATTTGGAGATAAAGTATCTCTTGAATTGACTGGTAGTGATGCAACTAGAATTTCTGGTGCTGAAAAAATTAAAATTTATGAACTAATTTTTACTTTAGAAATAAACGGAGTTTTAGATTGTCCTGATTGTGCACATGAACCAAATGATATTTTAGATGTTATAACCGAATATCAAACAAAAATATATAAAGCTGCAAAATTTTATTTGGATGAAGATTTAACAATTAAATCTGGTAATTCACTAAGAGGTGTTTTAGTTAATGGCTTTAGGTTTAGTTGGGATGAAATTCATAATACCCAGTTTGAAATATTTTTTGATGTAGCAAATAACTATTAAGACTTAAACCTTTTTACAATTTCTTGAATTAGTCTTTTAACAAAGACACCACTAAAACTAATACCAATAAAAGATAAAATTCTTAAAATTGTTTCTTTTATATTTAATGAATCAACACCTTGGGCAACTTCATATAAATCTGGAATTAAAGGTATTAAAAAAGTATATGCTAACATATTACTAATTTTAGAAACTGGTATTGCTAAACTATTAACAAAATTAAAAAAAACATCTTTTAATTTTGTTGCAACCTCTAATGACTTATCAAATTCAAAAATAAGTTCTTTTTCTTTTATTTTTTCTAAAACTTTACCTAACATTTCTTTATTTGATTCATAATATGTTAGTATTATTCCGGTTGAAAGTAGTGCCAAGTCTGAACTTGATAATTCCGGAAAAGAACCACTAATATATTGTTGAACTGGTGACACAAACCCCGCAATAGTTACACCCCAAGTTGTTAAAAAACTCAAGTCTAACCCAATTTGTTTTTTTGATTCACTAGAAACTTTTTTAAAAAAATCTTTAAGCTCGTCTACCTTATTTTCAAGACTTTTTAATCTAGATTCAAATAATATTTTTTTATATTGTGATTCTGTTATTATTATCTTCATAACAAATAAATATTACGCTATATTTATTATTGTATGGCAAGTAAAAGAAAATATGAGACTAACGCAGATTTACAACCTGGCGATAAGGTTATCTGTTTAAAAATGGAGGATGAATTCTCTCCAATTCCTGGAGGAACACCTGGTGTAGTAAAGACAGTTTCGGAGGTATTTGGTCAAAAACAGTATTATGTTAACTGGAAAAACGGATCAAAATTAGCTTTGATTGATGGTGTTGATAAATGGGCAAAACTTGTTGAGGATGAGCCAGAGGATTTGTCCGAAGGGTTTATGTTCTTTACAACAAAAAGAGCAATAATAAAAGAAACAAAAAAATAAAAAATGGCACAGTACTTTTTTAAAATGAGTCAAGCGGAGAAAAATAATATTCTTGACCAACATAAATCATTATATGATGGATTTGTAACACAATATGCACAAGGACCAAATCAACAACCTTTATATGTCCAAGATTTTGCAAATGACAAAAATGGTATAACAGTTTCAAATAAAGGAGTTGTTAAAAACTATACAAATATGAATATCAATGAAGATATTAATAGAACGGATAGAATTAGTGACGGACCACATGATTTAAAAAATGGTACTGTTGATTTTAGAGGTACTCCAGATATGTCAGATGTTAATCGAGAATATTTTCACGATACATACCCATCACCGGGATATGATGATGAATACATTTCACTTGGTATTAACGATGACGAGGATGATGAATATAAAGATTTAAGTATGTATAATCCTTACTATAGTGATGATGAAGAAGAAGAGTGTAAACATTGTGATGGTGATTCATTGGATGTTGTAATTGATTTTGATGAATTAGGTGAGGAATTTGAATATGATATTGATAGAGATTTTTCTGAAGACTTTGTTGGCCCTATTAATGGTGGTAGTTTCAAAGATGAGGTTGATGATGAAGAACTACCTGATTTTATGGAAAAATTAAACGAGTCACTTGATATGTTTAAAAGATTAAGAAAATATAACTAAAATGGAAATTCAAGAGATTATATCATATTACTTATATGAGGAGACGAAAAGATTGGAAGTATCATTTAGATTATCAGTTGACGCGGAAGATGAAATAAGAAACGATGTAATAAACCTTGATGACTCAAAAGAATTTGGGTATAAACTAATTGAGGAAAGTTTAGATTTTTTTACCTTTGACGATGACTTTGAAGAAGATGAAGAAGATTTCCAATCAATAGATGAAGATGCGTTATTATCTTTTTTAAATGAGTATTACGTTGTATATCCGGACAAATTACCAAAAACTGAAATAATATAAAAAAGTCCGTATTTCTACGGACCAACTCTTGTTAAAAATAGTGTTATTGATTCACTAGCACCAGATGAACCACTTGGCCATTGACCGGTTGATCGTAAAACCAATGTTTCAGCACCGTCTTCAATTATATTAAAAACTTTTCTTGTACCATCATATTCAACAATTAGATTACCAAGATTTGTATTTGTTTCACCAACAACATTATAAAAATATTCTTTACCCCAATATGTTGACCCGTCTGGCATTGGACTTGGTGAAAACCTCATCATAACATAATCCATATGTAATTTGAAGAACCCAACAGCTATAGTATCAAATGGTGAATTGTCATTTGGATTTATATACATATCACCAGGATAAAATACCATAGATTGTGGTGATGCTGTATTATCTGTTTGTTCATATGTGATTCTATCAACTCTATATTCACCACTTAATGATAAAAGTTTTGGTTGTGTGTACTTAACACAAGAACTTAAAGATAGGACGATAATTAAAAGTTTAAAAATGTTTTTCATATTGTATTATTTATATATGTACAAAGTTAATACTTTTTTTTAAATCTACAACTATTTATAAAGAAATATTTTATGCAATTAGAAGATTTAATCCA